TTCCAGAAGGGCATCGACGCCTTCGGGCGAGACCGGCACAGCATCGCCCGCGTCATCGCCTACCCCCTCCCAATCCAGCACCGCGCGGCGGGCCACGGCCTTGGCCATGGTGAGCGCCAGTTCCTCCTGCGTGGCGGTGTCTGGCAGGGCTTCGATGGCAGGATCGGCACGAGCCGAGACCATCAGCGCAGTGGTCAATGGCGCAACTTTCAGGCGCAGGCCGGGGGCGAGGGTCAGCCACGAAGGGGATGCAGTCAGGTTCAGTCTGATCATGTTCAATAGCTCACAACGGTGTTGACGAGAACGGCGGTGCACATGCGGGCGGGGCTGATGGCCTTGGCGGCCTGCCAGTCGAAGGTGGCCTGAATGCCCTGCGGGCCCGGGATCTCGATCCGGGGGCGCGGCAGATAGACGGCATGGGCAGTGAAGGTGAAGCTGGCGTTGGCGCCGAGGCTCCAGGCGAAGACCAGCTCGCAGGGCGTGCCGTCGATGGCCTGCGTGATCAGCGCGGTGTCGGCGAAGCGCACCTCCACCCGACCGGTCAGCGCGGCCATGCCGGGGTCAGCCCCTTCGATGCGGCCGTCCGAGCGGATGGTCTCGATCCGGTCCAACCCGTTGGAATAGGTCACCTCGGCCGAAATGACATTGCCGAGCGGCGAGCCGTTGCGGGTGATCGCCCCGTTGAAATGGCCGAACCGCTGCAGGGCCAGTGACGTCGGCGTGCCAGCGGCCGTGGTGGCCGCGACGCTTTCACCCTGCGCAACCAGCCGCGCCGTTGCTGTCAGCAACCCCGACCGCGCCATCTGCCACGACAGCTGATCACAAACACAGCCCGTGTACATCGCATAGCGCGGCACCTCGGGCATCGCCGTCTCGATGGCCATGCTCGGCAGCGTCCAGTTGCCGGACTGGAAGGTGTGGGTCTTGGGCGTTGTGCCGGAGGTGACAGGCGCGCCGAAGGCTGCTTTCAGCCACAGCCCGAGGTTCTCGACGTCGATCGGCACCACCACATCGCCATCGGCGGTGACGGCGTCCTTGATCGGGGCCAGCGGGTCTCGCCCCTGACCCAGCAGTTCCGAGGCGATCAGCGGTTGTTCGGAACCGAGCGTGGTGCTGGCGAACGGCACCGTGCGATAGCCCGTGGCGGGCGCGGTGCCGTAGACGGATTCGAACGCAAGCGCCATCTGCGCCCGCGCCCCATGGGCTCGTGCCATCGTGTTCTCCTTTGGTGAAGGGGGTCAGCCGAGCGGGTCGGCCGTGGAATAGTGCAGGATGACCGGGATCACCGCCGCCTTCATGCTGGCGGCACCCTCGACCGGCAGGTCGACCGGACGCGGCGCTTCCGCCTCGACCCAGTCGCAGAGGCCGCCCAGCGTGCGGTCGGCGGCAAGCGCTGCGCCGACACTGGCGCAGAGGGTGTCGAAGCCGGCATCACGCGTAGCGCCCTGCACGACCGCTTCGATTTCGGCCCGGTGCTGGTAGTGGTAACGCAAGGGCGACAGCGTCACTTCCGGCTCCCCCGGCTCGCCATCGCGCAGGATCAGCAGCCCAGCGGCACGGACGCGTTCGGGCAGCACGTCACCGCGCAGAACGGTGGCGGGCAACGCCAAAAGCCGCGCGTGCAGCGCGGCGAGGATGGTCTCGCGGGGGGTGGGCATGGCTGCGCTTTCGACCGTTCTTGCAAAATTAATGCCTGAAAGCTATATAGCCTCCAAGACATGAGGACTGAATGCCCTGGACCGTTTCCTTCGCCGATGACTTCGAACCGGAATTCGATGCCCTCAACGAAGAGGTTCAGGACGCGGTCCTCGCGCGGATGCTGCTCCTCGAACGCGAGGGGCCTTCGCTCGGACGACCGCATGCTGACACCCTGACTGGGTCGAAGCATGCGAACATGAAGGAATTGCGCTGCACTGCCGCAGGGGGCGTCTGGCGCATCGCCTTTGCATTCGATCCCGACCGACAGGCGATCCTGCTTGTCGGCGGGGACAAGTCAGGTGGCAGCGAGAAGCGCTTCTACAAGCAGCTGATCGCCCGGGCCGACGACAGGTTCGACCGCCATCTGGCACAACGGAAAGGATGACGACCATGGCACGGACGCTTCAGGACAAGTTGGCGAGCCTCGAGCCCGCCCGTCGCGCCGGGATCGAGGCCGAGGCCGCGCGCCTGCACACCGAATACCTGACCCTGCAGGAATTGCGCAAAGCCAAGGCGCTGACGCAGGTCCAGTTGGCCGAAACGCTCGGCATACAGCAGGCGACGGTCGCCAAATATGAACGGCAAAGCGACCTGCTCCTGTCGACGCTCACCAGCTATGTCCGCGCGATGGGCGGCTCGCTGAAACTGATGGTCGAGTTTCCCGGCAGGGCCCCGGTAGCACTTGAGGGCTTGGGCGATACCGAAGAACCAAGCCGCCGTCGTCGTGGAAACGAGGACCGTCCGGCCGCCGCGCGGCCCTAAATCCTCCCGATACCCCCTGAGCCGGCAGTTAGTTCGACTCGGCAAACCTTCCGTAGAAAGTTTGGCTTGTTCGTTCGTCCTTGACCAGTGCCGTCAGACCAAAGACAGCCTCGGGGCCAGTATACACTACGGAACCCATCCATCGCTCACCGGGGCGCATCCGATCACATCGCAAAAGTACCGCTTTGGCTTCGGTGTTCAACGGTGTGGGAATGGAAGTGGTTATTCCGGAAAGTTTCGTCGAATAAAGACCGACTTCGCATTCGGCATCGGACTGGCCACCGGCATGAACGATCTCGATGATATCTGTCTGCGCGGCAAATGCCGCCGTCGCCCAGATGGTAGCTGAGACGTTCATGGCAACTGCATTGCCGTCGTTCAAAAGGACAAAACCCGCATTGGGATCGGTGTCTGAACTGGCGGAAAACGAGAATTCAGGTCTGGCCGCCAGATAGGGCTCAACGATGTACTTGTAGGACATAGAGATTGCACCGCCGACGATGCCGCCAATCACCATCCACACTAATTTCGAGGACTTGCTTTCAGCCATTGGCAGTTACTCTTTGGGGGTCACGATAATCTGGATGTTAGCAGCGATCCACGGATCATCATAGCCGTCCCTCCACCCAGTTCGCCACGATCAGCCCCGGCACACCGTCTACCGCCCGCTCAGCGTCCCGCGCCAGATCCAGCCTCTTCGGCAGCTTGACCTGAGGCACCAGCAGGAAGATCGGCGCGGTCACGACGCCCCTGCCGGTTTTCGACTTTGACGCCACCGTCCGCCCCTTGGTGTTCAATCGCCCCTCGGCCACCAGCAAGCTCGGACCCCTCCGCCGATAGATAAATCGAAGGCGTAAGCCCGTCCGCCGTTCCCATTCGCCGGGGGTGATCCGGCCGCCGCGCGTGGATTTGCCCGCTGCTGACGTGGGGATCGAGAGCCAGAACCCGTTCTTCGACCGGATCAGCGGGCCGGTGTCGTGCGCACCGATGATCACCGGGGCGTTCGACCAGATTAGCGCCGCCGCGTTCAGACTTTCGCCGGACTTCGGAAAGCTGGCGGAACGGATCGAGTTGGCGAGGCGCGTGCCCAGCCCCGCACCGGTGATCTGGGTGCGCCAGGCGAATTTCAGGCCAGTGCCCGCCTCGCGCATCGCGGCGGTGACAGCGCGTTCCCCCGCCGCGACCTCGGCCGCCATCAGGGCGACGATGTCCGGATTGATGGCGAGTTTCAGTTTCAAGCGGGCCTCAAATCCACTGTCCAGACCAGCCGCTCGCGATCACGGACGGGCTCACCCTGAATGAGAAATGCCTCTGCGTCGATTTCCACCCTGTCACCCGGGCGCGGGTTCGCCACCTCGGCCACGCGCAGGTCGACGCGCGTGGTTTCGGACCAGAGACGTGCATCGCCGAAGTCGGTGACGGCATCGGCACGCCGCGCGACGACGCGCACCAGAACCGGTGCGCCGCCATCGACGGTGTAGACCGCATCCCGCCCCATGTTCGGATCGGCGAAAAGCGCGCCGACGGCGGCGGCGAAAGCGCTCATCAGAACGCGCCGTTAAGACGCACCCGACCGATCAGATCGGTGGCCCCGCCTGCCACAGCCTCGGTTGCCA